CACGAAACGATTTTATCAACGGAGTTTATACATACTCATGGGATAAAAACAGATGGGAGAGATTAAAACGAGAAGGTTGGATCGAAACCTGGAGACACAGGAACAGAACAACTATTATGTACTCTATATTTAAGACTTCTTTTAAATGCTCTCAAATGATAAGTAGAATTTACAGAATACTTCTAGGCGAAGAAGACATGCCTATATCAGAAAGAAGTGTATTTTATAATAATAAATCATATACAGATAAAGTTTACAACAAAGCTATAGATGATATGATTAAAGACAAAGACAGGTAATATGGCATTCAAAATGAAGGGGTGGTCCCCACTTAACCAAAAGAAAATCTGGAAAGAAGGCGAGGATTACGTAGATAAAGATGGGAACTATTGGAGTTGGGATACTTTTACAAACAAACATAATAAAATAGATATCGATTTAAGAGGTGTTCCAGCTAAAGACTATAAAAAAGAAATAAAAAGACAAGATCCTGACTTTAAATTTCCTGGAGAAAAAAAATCTAAATAATATGGCATTTAAAATGAAACGTACTGCGGCTACTTTTCCTTACAAAGGAGAAGATCACGACTTCTTACACGAGGGAGATTACAAAGTGGTACGTAAAAATTTAGACGAAGGTATACTTGGAGAGGCTGAAAATGGTAAAACTATCAATATAGATGTAAGTATACCTAAAGGTAGTAAAAAAGAAAAAGAAGTTGTTACGCATGAAATACATCATCAAGAAGAGATGAAGGATGGTGCTCTGGCTTATGATGACGATAGTGTAACAGATAAAATAGCAAACAAAACATATACAAGAAAAGACGGTAATCTAATAGATAATAAAACTGGAGAGGTTTACGAAGAAGGAGATGATAATTTACCGCATGAGAAAAGAGCATACAAAGCTAGTAATAAAATAAAAAACGCATAATTATGGCATTCAAAATGAACAGACCTTTAAAAATGAAAGGTCCAATGAAATCAGCTCTAAAGTTAGGTAGAGCTAAAAACGTAACCGATGACAGTGGTTTATACTACAATAGCGCCATGGGCCCTATGAAAATGCACTCACCATCTGCGCTAAAGCAAATGGAAGAAGGTATGGGTGATATGGGTGGTATGGAAGCAATGATGGGTATGATGGGTGGTGCTCCAGAAGGAGGCGCGCCTGCTGGACCTGCTGAAACTGCCCCAGCCGAAAAAGAAGCTAAAAAACAAGAATCTTGGAGTTTTGATGAAACTGATCTTGAAGGTGGTGATATGGGAGAAGTTAAAACAGATGAAGCTACTGGTCAACTTTATGTTATTGTAGAAAACGAAGATGAGTTAATCTCAGGTTTAGGACAAGACATTAAGGTTATTATACCTACAAGTATCGCGGAGCAAGCTGGTGCTAAAGCTGGCGAACTACTTACTGGTGGTAATTACCAAGTTCAATTAAACACTGAGACAAATGAATACGAAATAACAACCATGAACGACGAGAGCCAAGAAGAGTCTATTAAAAAAATAGAACAAGGCGAAGGCGGAGAAAGCGATTACTAATATGGAAATACAAGGAGGTGTGGGAACACCATTTAATCAAATCCAAAAACCAGTTTTTGATGCTAAAAAAGGCTGGAAAAAAGGTGAAGCTTATACTACAAAAAGTGGTGTAAAAGGAAATTACGTAACCGATCCTAAGGGTAAAAAATACTTTATGACTAGTGATGGTAAACTACACACTGGTCAAATAGACGATTTATAACATGGGATTGTTTAATTTTAAAGGTGGAGTGGCAACTCCATTTCTTCAAACTGAATATTGGTATAAAATCAATGGTAAAAAAGCAACAAGAGAAGAATACATTAAGTATAAAAATAAACCTGGTGGGGACGAAAAAGGTAAACAAACTAATGATCCAGATGTTTATGGTAGAAAATGTGGTGGTTCACCAGCTAATCCAAAAATTTGTAAAAAATAAAATATGTTAGATAAATTATTTAGCGGTGGAGCCGCGGAACTAGTAAAGGGTGTAGGTGGTGTTATAGACAACCTACATACTTCAGATGAAGAAAAACTTGCTGCTGAGCAGAAAGTAAAAGAATTAATCGCTAACTACGAAATAGAGATGGAGAAAAACATTACTAGTCGTTGGCAAGCAGATTTAAAGTCAGACTCATGGCTTAGTAAGAACGTTAGACCTATGGTTTTAATATTCTTAATAGTATGCACAATGTTATTAATATTTATAGACGCAGGCGCTATAAAGTTCGACGTTAAAGATACATGGGTAGATTTATTACAATTAGTATTAATAACAGTGATCGGCGCTTATTTTGGCGGTAGATCATTTGAAAAAGTAAAAAAATAAAATTATGGGAATAAATTCAACAGAAGTTTCTTACCAATTTGGACAACTAGGAAGCGCTTATTGTGATGCGGCTTCAGCTGTGACACCTCCAAGTGGAAAAGTTATAATAGCAGTATACTTTATACAAGACAACACGCCAACAGCTTTAGTTGCTGAAGATCCGACTATGTTTTTTAACACAGTACAAACAGCTCACGAGCAAGATCACGCGGATACTAACGCTAGTGATCATGGTGATGGTGGTTTAACGCTCAGTGGTGCTAAGTTCAAAGGTGGTTCTACTATATTTGGTAGATGGACTAGTATCACTCCAGAAGCAGATGCTGACGGTGGCGTGATTTGTTATTTCGGGGATTAATGTTAGGGCTAGGAGTTAGTATGACGACAGGTGGTGCGCTGTCAGAGGTTTGGACGCCAGCAAGTTTATCAAACTTAACATTGTGGCTAAAGTTTAATCAAAATATTACTGCGGATCAAGATAGCGGTGGTACTTCTGTTACTCATAGTACATCAGCCGGAAACATGGCAGACGAAGACAAAATAAATGCTTGGAACGCTTTTGGTTCTACAAGTATAAACGCAGTGCAAACAGAGACTGGTGACAAACCTCTTTGGGAAACAGACGCAGCAGATGTTGGTGGTGTAAAATTCCATAATCAAATTAAATTTATGGAGCTTTCTGAAGAAATTGATTTAGATGCAAACACAGATTTTACAATAGCTGTAAGATTTAAAGCTACTGATTTAAGTGCTTCTCGAGGTTTTATGGGGAGCGCCGCCACTGAGTTTTTAAGATTAAACAACAACACAACTTTAAGAGCTAAAGTAAACAATACAAATAGAGATTTTGCTTTAGCAAGTGGAACTATAGCGACCGATGAGTACTTTACAGTTCTTATTGTTAGAAGTGATGGTTCTACAGGAAATTTAAACGTGTTTATTAGAGGGAACGAATCTCTAAATGGTACTGCTACAGGAACACAAATGGGTAGTCAGTTAACAGACGCAGGCGAAATAACAATAAGTGACATAGGAGCATCTTTTGACGAAGGTGTTAATTTTGTAGGATTTTTTAAAGATGTACTTATATGGGATGGAACCGCAGCTAGCTCAGGAGATAGAAAAGAAATATTTGACTATATAGAAGGACAATAAAATAAAATTAACTTAAATTAAAAAAAATGGCAAAAAAAGAAAAGATGGTAGACTTAAAGTCTAAACCTAAAAAAATAACTAAAAAAGAACTAGAAGAAGTTCAAGATGTTATCAATGATATGAATAGAATGCAGATAGAAGTAGGTTCTATGGAATCTAGAAAACTACAATTACTATTTAAAATAGATAGTCATAAAGATAAATTAAATTTAATGCAACAGACCTTCGGTGAAAAATATGGAACATTCGATATAAACATCACTGACGGTACTATAAATTACCCAGAAAATGGCAAAGCTAATTAGAAAGATAAGCATCGGTAAAGACTATAAAAACGACGCTATGCACTACGCTGTTGGTCAGGAGGTTTATGGAGGTCACACTATTTGCGATATATTAGAAGAAGACGATAAGTACTCTGTATATATTAAAAAGAAAAAAGATGTACTACCTTGGAAAGACTTCAATAAAAACATGGCGGTATCTGTAGAATATAATCTAGAATACTAGTGTTTGGTTTTGTTGAGATGTTAAAAGATCTCAATACTACCAAAGAACAGTTAAACACTATAACACAATCTGGAGAAGTAATTGAATTTATAAGCGACCACTATTATAAGGATAAATCTGATATAGATGGTTGGGGAGTTTTTGCATTAAAAAACATAAGTAAAGGAGAGGTTATAGGTATTGGTAGTATTGATAATAGATATAAAACTACACTTGGTAGATTTACAAATCACAGTGACTATAATAATGCGAGATTTTACCACTTAAAAAATGGTGATGTTGTTATGGTGGCGGAGGTTGATGTTAAAAAATCAACCGAGATATTAATAAACTATAGGGATCACGTATTAAATAAAATTTACTTAAATGAAAAGTGTTTATAACTTTGTTGTCTCTCCTAAAGGGGATAGATACAATAATACAAAAAAACTAGAGACTGGAGAGCTAATACTTAATACGGAGATTTATAATCACCAATATGTCAACAGGGAAGCAGTTGTTATATCAACGCCAATAATTGGTGATACAGATATAAAACCAGGAGATACGGTTATAGTACATCACAATGTTTTTAGAAGATGGCATAATGTAAAGGGTGTAGAAAAAAATAGTAAGAGTTATTTTGACGAAAACACGTATTTGATAACTAATGATCAAATTTTTTTATACAAAAGAAATAAAGAGTGGATCGCACCAAAGGGTTATTGTTTTATAAAACCCTTAAAAGCTATAGATCAATTTAATATTGAATCTGAAAAACCACTACAAGGTATAGTCAAGTACTCAGACAGCATAACACGTGTTGGTGACTTAGTTGGTTTTAGACCAAGTGGCGAATACGAGTTTGTTGTTGATGGCGAAAGACTATATAGAGTTTTATCTAATTTTATTACAATTAAATATGAATATCAAGGAGACGAAGAAGAATATAATCCTAGCTGGGCAGAGAGCAGTAGATGAATTAATAAAGGTAGCTAAAGAACCTATAGTAGATTCAGATGATGATATATCAGCAGATAGATTAAAAAATGCAGCAGCTACTAAAAAACTAGCAATATTTGACGCATTTGAAATACTTAACAGAATTCAAGAAGAAGAGAACTTACTCGAGGGAAAAGCACCTGAAGAGACAAAGGAAAAAGTCTTTAGAGGATTCGCGGAAGGCAGATCTAAGTAATGTACGAGCAAAGTTTAGTTAAAACAATAGAACCTATTAAAAGGACTACTATAAGTAGACTTAATAAATCTAAAAAATGGAAATATGGACATGATAAAGAACATGATATTATCGTTATATCAAAAACTGGTAAAATTGGTGAAGTGGTTGAAATTCAAAATTTGCGAATTGGGTTGCCGTTGGAACCAAAAAGAGTGCATGTGCATCCCAAAAACAAGTGGCAAAAAATAGAATACCCAAAAGAATTAAGTAGGCTAAAAAATATATTTGATTGGAGAGCATACCCTGAAGAGCAAAAAGATCAGTGGTATGAGTATATAGACGAAGAGTTTAAGAGAAGAGAAGAGGGGTTTTGGTTTATGAACGGTGGTAAACCAACTTATATAACAGGTACACATTATATGTATCTACAATGGAGCAAGATAGATGTCGGTGCACCAGACTTTAGGGAGGCAAATAGATTGTTTTATATATTTTGGGAGGCTTGTAAGGCAGATAAAAGAAGTTACGGAATGTGTTATTTAAAAAATAGACGTTCTGGTTTTTCATTTATGAGTTCAGCTGAAACTGTTAATTTAGCTACATTAGCTAGTGATAGTAGATTTGGGATACTCTCTAAAACTGGTAGTGATGCAAAGAAAATGTTCACTGACAAAGTGGTACCAATTAGTTTAAATTACCCATTCTTCTTCAAACCAATACAGGACGGTATGGACCGGCCAAAGTCCGAACTCGCTTATAGAGTCCCTGCGAAGAAGTTT